GATAAATAAAATTTATCTCTAAGTACTCTCATACTTTTTTTTATTTGTCTTACTGGTATTTTCTTTTGCTCTCCTGTTACACCATACACACAGTAAAAATATTTTTTAGTTTCTTTTACAAACCAAGGATAACTTCCACAATCAATTAATTTCCACATTATTTTACCATCCCATAATCATTACCATAATGCCAATCATCAGTATGTTTACAATCATAACAGATACGATTATGATTACCTTCACTCATAAAAGGTTTATAGCACATCATACAATCTTTTTTAACTTTTTCTTTTTTGTATATAGTTTCTGGTTTTCTAAAATCATAATAATCTGGAGTCTCAAACTTTTCTTTTTTCATTTCGTTTACTTTCCCGTAACATATCAATCCATATATCTTCAAATGAATGTATACTTTTTTTTATGTTCGATTTTGTTTTTACTTTTTCTTTTAAATTAACATACATGAAGTCAACTAGTAAGTCAACAAATTGTTTTTGAAACATTTTTTTAGGCATTGCCACATTTCTCCTCATCTTTTACTTTGCTACAATAAAACTCTCTTGCTTTATCTTTTTTTATTTTTTGTTTTTCTAATATTTTCTTTTTCTTTTCTGGGTTAGGGCTTTGTTCTAAAACATCATCAATAACTTCTATTGTTTCTTTAGCAACAAAGTAAGTGCAACCTTGTAATAAAAATAAAAATAATATAACAAATCTAAGCACTTACCCACCATTCCGGGGCAGATACACCTCGTTCCCATTTAGCAAAATAAGCTTTAGCACCTTGATAATAGTTTCTGTAAGCTGTTACATAATCATCATCTTTGTATTCATCTGGCATACATTGAGGTGGCTCTTTAAAAAAACCATCTGGTATATCATCAATGTAATTATTATCATAAATAGTATTTATAATTGCAGATGATTTATGTAATTTTTTAAATCGTTTGCAATATTCTTGACTAATAAACACAGCATTTTCTAATGCCCAACGAAAACAATCACGATTAAATCCTACCCATTTAGTCATAGGATGATTGGGATATGCTTCTTTATAAATACCTGTGCTAATTCCCATAGTATGAGAATGAAGTGCAGTAGATAGCATCTGTGCTGATTCTAATAACATTTTTGGCACATGCTTATCACATAAAGCATTAGCCGCCCATTGAGGGTCTTTATGTAAAAAAAATATATTCATTACAGCTCCCTGTTGATATATTCTCTAACAGAAAAACCTAATCTTTTGATATGATATATAGCACCATCAGATAAAGTTTTTTGTCCTGTGAGTATAGCAAATCTTTTTGCACGCTCACACACAGGATAAATTAAATCATTACCATATACATTTTTCTTTTCTACATGTATGGTATCTTTTTCTATTGTTATCTCTTTCATAATAATAAACTTTCTATTTGTGGTTTATCAAAATACTTCAAATCATCTTCAAGTATCTTTACTTCAGTATCCATATAATACCTTAGTTGATTGCTTATGTCAAATGACTTGGTTGTTGCATCTCTATCAAGAGCAACTATTACTTTCTTAAACTTTTTCTTTAATATAGGTATATAACTATCTGGTAGACTTGTTCCCATAAGTGACACACCTGTGCACACTTCTGACACAGCACAGGCACTAGCACAATCTTCAACAAGAACAGCAACATCACTATCCCCACAAATAAAAGGATAACTTTTACTTCCATACATAAACCATTTAGGATATACTTCTGAGTTTAATCCTCTACCTACTGCACCTTTTACTTTTTCTTTTTCTTTTATAATAAACACGGCACGATGTTGTTTTACATCATACATTAAAGTTGCTTTTCCTTTTAAGTAAGATTCCATGCAATGATTTTTTTTTAAATAATCTGTACATTTATCGGTAGAAAAAACACTGACAAAACTTTTTGGAATTATAAAATCTTTTTCTTTTTCTTTTCCTTTTTCTTTCAATACTACGGTTTCGTATATCTGTTCCATAGTCATTTCACCAACATGCTTTCCTTTTACTGAGCATGACGCATGAAAACAATACCAAAACAAATCGGCATTTTCTCTTTTTATTGTGAGGGTATTTGTGCCACTACAAAAAGGGCAATCCATTCTAGTATTTACTTCACCAGATGGAACTAAAGTTTTAATTAAAGATAATTGTTGGGAAAAATTCATAGGAGGGGATTATACATTAGAAATAAAAAAAAGTCAAGGAGGTAGAAAGGAAACCCCCTTGACTGTCAAATCAGCAAATCCCGATTTATAACCATACGCTAGCTATGGACAGCCGAAGCCTAATTATGACGCTCATTTACCGAAACTTAAACTTAAGTAAGAGCCACAATCATAGTACTTTAAGTCATGGTGACTCTTACAATTATTGATACTGACCTCCCTTTTTTAAGTACTTGACGGAACACTAGTCGGTGACGGTTTTATTCACTTTCACAGTATCAAACTCTATAATATAGAAATAGTGGCTTTATGTCAAGCCACCATCTTATTTTGATTTACTTTTTGACTTGCTGTGTATTGAGAAGAATCAATAA